AAAATTATAATGATTACTACGAGGATTTTACCTGTAGTAAAAGCTCGAAATCATCAGAGGATAATTATGAAACTTAAAGTAGAAAAAGTTAACGCTGGTGCATCAGTAAAATCACATAATGGTTTTTATGGTGGTGGTGGCTATCAAGGTATTAAAAGTACTAGCCGACTATCTAAAGAACAAGATCGTGAACAAAAGATGCGTAAGATGGGTTTAAGCACAGGAGCTATGGTAGAACGAAAAGAAAAAACCAAAGCTAAAAAAGATGCTGCGATGAAATCCGAAGCAATGAAAAAAGGTGCACAGAAAGGCTCTGTAGCTAAAACTGTTCAATCTGAAAAAAAGAAAGACGAGATTAAAGCTGCATATGGTAAACACACTATGGGTAAAAAGAAAAAAGCCTATGGTAATAAAGGTCTGTACGCTAATATCAATGCTCGTAAAAAAGCAGGAACAAGCCGATCTAAAGAAGACTCTACTATTTCTGACAAAGCCTATGCTAATATGAAAGCAGGGTTTCCTAAGAAAAAGAAGAAAAAAACAGCGTAGTTAAGTATGGCCCACGAAAAGCGTAGAGCAGCTATGCTGAAGAAGCATGGTTTGAAAGGCGTTAATAAACCCAAGCGAACTCCAAAGCATAAAACCAAATCTCATGTGGTGTTAGCTCAAAAAGGTCATGAATTAAAATTAATTAGGTTTGGTCAGCAAGGCGTAACAGGAGCAGGTAAAAATCCTAAATCAGCCAAAGATAAAGCTCGTAAAAAATCTTACTATGCTAGACATAATGCACAAGATTCAAAACCTGATAAATTTAGTGCTCGATATTGGAGTCATAAAACGAAGTGGTAGATACAAAGAAAAAAACATTAACTGAAAAACAAGAGTTATTCTTGGAATTTTTATGTGGGGAAGCCAAAGGTAATATTCGTTCTGCTATGAATTTAGCAGGATATTCTGAAAACACTAAAGTAAGTGAAGTTGTATCTTCATTAAAAGATGAAATCGTAGATAGATCTTCGTTGTTACTAGCAATGAATGCCCCTAAAGCAACATTTAGTATGATTGATATATTAGATGATCCAGGACAGATGGGAGCACGAAACGCAGTTTCGGCAGCAACCCAAATACTTGATAGATCAGGTTTAGTTAAAAAAGAACAGATCCAAGTAACCGGAGATACAGGGGGTTTATTTATATTGCCACCGAAGAAGGACAATGACTCAGAAGAAGAACAACAAGTCGAAAATAATAATACAGGAGAAGTGGGAGAGTAAAACTCGCCCCAATCCTACAGCAAAGATACCTTATGGGTATCAAGCAAATAAAGAAGATCCATTACTTCTTGAGCCTATTCAAGAAGTCGTAGATAAAGTAAGTGTTGCCTTATCACATTTAGATAATGGTCATTCACTAAGAGAAACTGCAAGGTGGCTATCAGAAGAATCTGACCACCCTATTTCTCACCAAGGCTTATCTAATATATGGAAACGATTTAGAGGTGATACCAAAAGTAATCCTAGGGCTAAAAAACTTTTAGAACGAAAAAAGAAAAATACTCCTAAAACTAAAGCTGAAAAGGAAGCGTATCAACTAAGACAGAAACGAGCAGCAGGAAAAAGATCAATTACTGTTGCTGAAAAGAAACTAAAAGAGATTACTCAACAAGCGACAAATGGTGTCGCACCCAATGGGTTAGGTGGTTTTGAAAGTATACCGAGTATACCTCAAGACAAAGATATATTATTTAAACCTAATCCTGGGCCACAAACTGAATTTCTTGCAGCAAACGAAAGAGAAGTGCTGTATGGTGGAAGTGCCGGAGGGGGAAAGACTTATAGCTTGATCGCAGATCCTATGAGGTACTTCCACAACAAGAATTTTAATGGCTTAATTCTTAGAAGAACAAATGATGAATTAAGAGAAATGATTTGGAAAACTCAGGAGTTATATCCGAGAGCTTTTCCAGGAGCTAAATGGGGAGAAAAGAAATCACAATGGATATTCCCTAGTGGAGCTAGATTGTGGTTAACTTATTTAGAAAGGGACGAAGACTGTTTGCGTTATCAAGGACAAGCCTTTAGCTATATTGGTTTTGATGAATTAACACAGCACCCTACTCCTTTTGCTTGGAATTATATGAGATCAAGGTTGAGAACGACAGATCCTGACCTACCTATATACATGAGAGCAACAACAAACCCTGGTGGCCCTGGACATAATTGGGTCAGAGAGATGTTTATAAAACCTTCTCCTGAAAACACTACATTTGCTGCGACAGACATTGACACAGGAGAAGCGTTAAAGTATCCTGAAGAACATGATAGAGCTGGTGAACCTTTATTTTTTAGAAAGTTTATACCAGCAAAATTAAAAGATAACCCATACTTAGTAAAAGATGGGGCTTATGAAGCCAACCTACTGTCTTTACCAGAAATGCAAAGAAGACAGCTCTTGGAAGGCGATTGGTCTGTAGCAGAAGGTGCTGCATTCTCAGAGTTTAGAAATCATATTCATGTTGTCGAGCCTTTTGAAATACCTCACGATTGGACTAGGTTCAGGTCTTGTGACTTTGGTTACTCTAGCTTTAGTGCAGTACATTGGTTTGCTATTGATCCAGCTTATGAAAACTTAATAGTTTACAGAGAATTATATGTTTCTAAACACACAGGAAGGGATCTCGCCAGAAAAGTCATGGAGATCGAAAGTGAAGCCGGTGATCGAGTTAGTTATGGTGTGTTGGATAGCTCTTGTTGGCATAACAGAGGTCAATTTGGGCCTTCTATAGCTGAAGAGATGATGGCTGAAGGTTGTCGATGGCGACCTAGTGATCGTACAGCCGGAGCAAGAATTGCAGGTAAAAACAGATTGCATGAATTATTAAAAGTAGATCCAGATACTGATATACCTGGAATATGTTTTTTTGAGAATTGTAGACAGATAATTTCTGATTTACCGGTTATACCTTCTGATCCAAATGGAAGTGATGACATCAATAAAAAATATGCGTCAGACCACGCTTATGACTCTATTAGATATGGTATAATGACTAGACCAAGAACTGTATCTATATTTCACACAGACGAGCCAGAGTATAAATGGCGACCTGCTGATACAACTTTTGGATATTAATAAATTATGGCAATAATGAAGAAACCAAGCGATAGCGAAGATCTATCTTTTGAAGCAGACCCAAGTAATGACACAGTTATGGCTCTGCAAGAAGATGAAAATGCAGAAGCAGAAACTTACTCTTACTCAGGCTTAGTAAGTTATATTGAAGGTAAATTTCAAAAATCTAAAGACAATAGATTAAGTGATGAAACTCGTTGGTTAACTGCTTACAAGAATTATCGTGGGGTTTATTCTACTGATGTTCAATTTACTGATACTGAAAAGTCTCGTGCTTTTATAAAAATTACTAAAACAAAAGTCTTAGCAGCGTATGCACAAATAATAGATGTTTTGTTTGCAGGAAATAAATTTCCGATAGGAATTGAATCTACAGAGTTTCCAACAGGCGTAGCCGACTCAGTTTATTTTGATCCTCAAGAACCTACTGAAGATAAGATGGCTGAAATCTCAGGTAAGAAATCAGCAACAGTTAAACGAAAAGATATTCTAAAAGAAGTAGGCACTTACGAAGATAAATTAAAAGAAGTTGAAGATGAATTAAAATTAGGAGCAGGTAAAACTCCAACATCATTTACTTTTGAACCTGCTAAAAAAGCAGCACAATCTATGGAGAAGAAGATCCATGAGCAATTAGAAGAGTCTCATGCAAGTAAACATCTTCGATCAGTTGCTTTTGATATGTCTTTATTCGGCACAGGTATTCTTAAAGGGCCTTTCGCTTTTGACAAAGAGTATCCTAGATGGAATCAAGAAGGTGAATATGATCCAATCTTTGAAACAATACCAAAAGTAGAGTCAGTAAGTATTTGGAACTTTTATCCTGATTGCGATGCTAGAAATATGTCTGAAGCTGAGTATACGATTGAAAGACACAGATTAAATAAAGTTGAGTTAAGAAATTTAAAAAACAGACCTTACTTTAGAAAAGAAAACATAGAGTTAGCTATTGAAGGTGGAGCTAACTACACAAAAGAATATTGGGAAAGTGAATTAGAAGATAGTACTTATAATTCTGAAGTTGATCGTTTTGAAGTATTAGAATATTGGGGAACGATTGATGCTGAAACAGCAGAAAATGCTGACTTAGATATTCCTAAAGAATTAGAAGATAAAGACGAAGTACAGATAAATGCGTGGGTATGTAATGGACAAATAATTAGATTAGTTCTAAATCCATTTACTCCAACAAGAATACCTTATCATGCAACCCCTTACGAATTAAATCCATATTCATTCTTCGGTATTGGACTAGCAGAAAATATGGACGACACCCAACTACTTATGAATGGGTTTATGAGAATGGCAGTAGATAATGCTGCGTTATCATCAAACTTACTTATAGAAGTAGACGAAACGAATTTAGTTCCAGGACAAGACTTATCGGTATATCCTGGCAAAATATTTAGAAGACAAGCAGGAGCACCAGGACAAGCAATCTTTGGAACTAAGTTCCCTAATGTAACTCAAGAATGTCTGTTGATGTTTGATAAAGCAAGACAGTTAGCAGATGAAAGTACAGGTATGCCAAGTTATGCTCATGGTATGACAGGCGTAATGTCAGTAGGAAGAACTGCATCAGGTATGTCTATGTTAATGGGGGCTGCTGCACAAAACATAAAAGCAGTCGTTAGAAATATAGACGATTATTTATTATCACCTTTAGGTAAATCTTTATTTGCCTTTAATATGCAATTTAACTTTGACAAAGAACTTTTAGGTGATTTAGAGGTCAATGCAAAAGGTACAGAAAGCCTAATGCGTAATGAAATTAGATCTCAAAGACTAATACAATTTATGCAGATGTCATCTAATCCTGCTATGGCCCCTTTCGTTAAATATGATTACATACTAAGGGAACTAGCATCTTCAATGGATTTAGATGAAGATAAGATTTTAAACGACCCTAGAGAAGCAGCAATTCAGGCTAAGATGATGGCTGATTTAGCTGAGATTATGGGGCCACTCCCAGGTCAAGAAGCACCTCAACCACCGACAGGTGGTGGTGCACCTGATGTAAATGATCCTACAGGTACAGGTGGAGGTAATATAGCTCCAGGTGCTGCACCAGAACCAGGTAATCCTGGATTTACAGGAGCAGGTGGAGGAGATAACACACCACAAGAGCCACAAGGTTAATGGACGAAAAACAAGCTAGAGAGATACTAGCTCTCGTAAATGATCCTGAAATGTATCCCTTACTCTTAAGGTATGCAGAACAGAGATTAGAAATACTAAGAGTGTATCTTGAAAATGAAAAGAATTTACAAAAAGTTTCTGAACTCCAAGGAGCTATAGCTGAGATAAAGCGTATATTTACCCTAAAAGCAGAAGTTAGGGGAGAACTTGAAAAGAAAAAGTAAATGGATCAAGAACAGATAGATAAAATTCTAAAAGAACATCAAACTAAAAACTTTGTTCAAAGAATATTGAATCCAGAAAATGCTCCAGAGCCTTTAATAGTAGAAGGACAAAAACAAACTCATTTTATGAGTGCTGAATTTTTAGGAGAAGAAGATAAAATACCAGCAGTATTTCCTAGAGTTATTGAAACAGAAGAAGGAGAGCTTACTAAATTATCTTTAGAAGAAGCTAAGAATCATGCTCGTACTACAGGAGAGTATATAGAATTTAATTCTATAGTAGAAGCAGATAATTTTTCACAGAATTATAAAGGCCCACAAGACTCTGGGTTTAATCAATTTTATAGTCCAGAACCAAATGAAGGACTTATGAGTGGGGAGACAATGAATAAAAAAATGAAAAAAGAAATGTATCATGGTGGTATGATGATGCCAGAGATGATCGTAGGTATTGATGAGGTTTCAGGAAATGAAATTCCACCAGGCTCAGATGCAGAGAATGTTCGTGATGATATTCCGGCTGCTCTATCTGAAGGTGAATTAGTAATACCTGCTGATGTAGTGCGTTATCATGGGCTAAAAACTTATGAAGATATGCGTATGGAAGCTAAGATGGGCCTTATGGCAATGAAATCTGAAGGTCAAATCGTAGACATTGAAGAAGAGGAAGTCGAAGAAGAATCCGAAGAAGAAGAAATGAAACCTACCGATCATGTCGAAAAAAATGAAGATACAGGAATGTATTGTGTGTTTGATGCTAATGGTAAAAAAGTTAAAGAATTTAAAACTAAAAAAGAAGCTGATGAATACGCTAAGAAAAATCACGATGAACTAATGTCTACTGAAAAAGTAGAAGAGACAGAAGTTGTCGTAGAAGAAGAAGGCATGGATCTCAAAGAAGATTCAGATGGTGTTGAAGCGTATCCTACTGAAGAAGAGGATATTGATATGATGGAAATTGGGGATAAGTCTGTTGTAAAATTATTTATCAAAGGCTTAATGGGTAGGTGAGTCAGCCCCAACAACATCAAAAACCTCGGTATACTCCAGAACAATTAAAAGCATTAATTAAACAGCAAAAAGATCGAAGAAATGGCTAAAGAAGGGCATCACTTTGTTGACTCACAAAGAGTAGCAAGAGAAAAATTAAAAAAAGAATATGTCAGTAAAAAATGGCATGGGGGCAAAGGAAGTAACCAACGCCCAGGCGATACTCAAGCCTATAAAGATGGCTGGGAAAGAATTTTTGGTAAAGACAAAAATAATACAGACTTAAAAGATTAAGTATGAATA